AGAAAAAACTTGACAGTTCGTCGGCGAATCGGCCTAACAGTCTAGTAACAGATCAGTAACAGACCCGCCCCATTACTCAAAACTTCTGTTAGTCTAACCTAACAGAAACGGCGGGGGGACAGTTTCCTCAACCTCTAAAACCATTTTAAGCAAAAGCTCTAAACGTAAAGTAAAAAAAATACGGGACCGTGTTTTGAAAAAAGTAAAAAAAAACAAAACAAAAAAAGTGTAACAAAAGAAGGAAAAAGGAAAAAATGAATTACAGCAACCTACCAGTATATATTAGAGAAGAAGATAGTGTTTACGATTTATCGTTTGCCAATATTTATAATCCAACTGGAATAGATAATTCATTATACATGATAAATAAATCCACTACCCAAAACACTTCTGTGCGATATTTGAGTGGATCTTTTAATCGAGTTTCGGGCAATGCTTTGAATTATGAACAACTCTTTGCGCCAAAAATAAATTACACTGCGCCAAACGTGCAAATAGTTTTGCCGCAATTTAGATCTTTGGTATTTCATAACAATGATGGCTCTAGGACAAAAGACCCATCCTTCCCAAGTGATAATCTACCTCCCTTGTATTTTTCTGGTTATAGTGATTCTCCCTATTTTATTGATTATGTGAATTTTAATAAATCAGCTTTTTATCTTTTATTAAGATGGTCTGGAGCGTCAAATACTTATCATTTAAGTTATAGAACTAATGCTGGATCATTACAAGCAAATCTATTCTCTGGTAGTGGGGCGGGATTTAATAATAAAACTACTTGGTTTAATTATGCGACCTCTTCAAATACAGGAATATTTTGTTCTGGGTTTGGAATATCGGCAAATGGTATTTTAAATTCAATCAATGATCCAACAGGGACATCTTTATATCACACAGATACTCAAGGAGATTTTTTGATTAAAAATTCAACATCAGGGTCTGTTTCTGTAACTGGTGTTTTAGGTGCTTCTGCGGTTGACATCATTACTGGTCTTGTTGAGGCAAAGGGAAAATTAACACTTGGCAAGGCATATCATTATATTCCTGCCCAAAACATATCAATTGATTATCAGGCGCAAAATGACGCATCAAGATTATTGGGTGTTGATATAGACAGAAATCGTCAATTCACTAATGGTGGGGCTTTACAGGCGAAAATCTCTTTTAACTCTTATGTCAATACCGAAACCTCTGGGGCATTGAATACTGTTTTAGATTCTTCTGGAGATAATTTTTATAGTATCAGATTTGGCAATAATATTTATAGTGGTTGTTATTTAAACAATTATGATATTAGTGTTGAGCCGTTTAAGCCTATTAGTTTGGATGCTAGTTACATAATTAATGACGCCCCAGTATTAAATGCAAATAGAGATCAGTTCGTAACAATCACCGAACCAGAATCTAAAAATTTTTTGTTATATAGTGAGTCATTAACTGGCGACAATTATATATATACCAATTTAGCAACGCCCATAGGAAATCAATCTGATCCAACTGGCGGATCTAAAGCCACATTAATTTCTGGCCAAGATACAACAGTTAATTATGTTTCATACTCTTCGGAAAATTCGGAAACAGCTGCATGGTCTAGCATAACTGGCGCGGGGGGCATATGGCTATCAGGACTACAAAGTAATAACGATTTATCAACTGGTATCTCTTTTACGGGTAGCGAAACCTTCAAAATGGGCAGCACTACTTATTCAAAAACATTCATAAGCAATAATGGAATAATTTCTTTTGATTCCGCTGATCAGGGATATGCTAATTATCAAAACGAAGACTTCCCTATCCCAGCTACTACCAAAAAATTTATTGCTGCTTATTGGAGGGATATGGATGCTAGTGGTGGAAAAATTTGGTATAAACAGGAAACCAATAAATTCATAATTGAATATGATGGAGTTACTGCATCAAATGGATCTCTGCCCCAAACATACCAAATACATTTGTTTTTTGCTAATGGAAAAATTCAAATAAGATACAATACCATTTCTCCTTCTGCGGTTTTTAACCCAAATGCAAACGTAGGGATACAATGGGATAGTAATAGATACATAAATTATGGATTAAATAATTTGGACGCTACTAAATATTTAGCATTCACAAGAATATCGGCGGATATAGCCACAAGTGCTAATTTTGTTTATAAAGACCCAATAACCCCAGAAGCGATAAGAACTTTTTCTATTCATTTGAAAAGATATGTTGGCAATGGAAATATTAAATATACTCTAAATAGCGGAATTGATTGGGAAACGATTAGTCCCGCGCTAGATACCGAATGGGTAAGGTATTCATTTTCCCCAAATTTCGCAAGTCAACAAGTAGGAATACAAGTGGAGACTTCTGGTGATGCTATATATGTATACGGTGGGCAGCTAGAGCCTTTGTCATATTCTACTGAATATATTCCGACATCAGGTGTTATCGGTGTCAGAGCTGCATCTTCATTCAATTTGCCAACAGATATTATTTCTCCAACTGTTTATCTAACAACTGGATTTGCGAATACAATGATTAATGGAAACACCTGTTCAATTTCTTCAACAACAGGTTTTGTTAGCAATATTCAAAATTCAATTAGGTATTCTGTTAATTGCGGAAGATCTCCTATTTATAATCTGGGCCAAACAAATGCCAGTGATTTTATATTAGATACAGTAGAAAAGCAAATGGATATTTCTTCTACTAATTTAGTATCGCTTATAAATTTTTCTGGATCAAGACTTCCATCAGATTTAAATCTAACATTAAAAAATGCCCAAAACACTATTGGGGCAATAATTGCAATGAAATCTGGGGCAAACATTTTTTCGCAACAGACAAGTATCCAAGAAAGTGAGACTTTAACAACTCAAGTTTCAATTAAAGAAATTGTTGTTTAATTTCTAAGAATACAAGTGTAATTATCATAACATGGCCATTAAAAAAGCTGCAAGAGTGAAAAGGAAAGAGATCGATGTTGCTGACATTAAATCACTATTAAATCAGCCGATAAAATTCAAATCTAAAAAATTCAAATTTACTGAAAAACAAAAAAATCTACTGGAGATAATTTTAAACCCAGAAAATAAAATCATATTTATTTCAGGCCCAGCTGGAACATCAAAAACATATTTATCTCTTTATGCAGCATTGCAGATAATGCAACAAAATAAAGAAAAAGATCTTATTTACATAAGAAGTATTGCCGAAAGTGCTGATAAAGGACTTGGTTCTCTACCTGGAGATATAGCGGAGAAGTTTGATCCATTCTTAATGCCACTTTATGATAAGCTTGAAGAGATTATTCATGCTGGAGATGTGGCATTCCTAAAGAACGAGGGAAAAATCTCAGCAGCCCCTATCAATTTCTTAAGAGGGGCAAGTTGGAGAGACAAATTGATTGTTGCTGACGAAGCTCAGAATTTTACATTCAAAGAATTAACCACTTTGATTACCCGCATTGGCGAAGATACCAAAATCATTATTTGCGGCGACTTTATGCAGAGTGATATTCACCATAAAGGAGGATTCAGTCAGATGTTTAATATCTTCGATGATCCACAATCTACGGAAAATGGAATATGTTCATTTTCATTCAATGAGGACGATATCGTTAGAAGTCAAATATTAAAATTCATTATTAGAAAGCTAGAACAACAATAATTGTGTAATAATATATAACACTAAAAATATCTTACGCTCAAGCTGCGAAAAGCTCAATTTAAAAGATTTTTTTTGTTATCATTATTGAAAAAGTATGGTTCATAATATATACTTAGTGTATATATGAATCATATTTTTTGCTCTAGTTGTGGCAATAAGTTACAGTATAATCTAGCTAAACCAAATTTTTGTACAAAATGTGGTAATAGTTTAGGGTCTATTGCTATTGCAAAAAAAACACTTGCTCCTAAATTGCTTCAAGATGATGATCAAGAATATGAAGATCTCGATGAAGACGAGACGAGCGTAGCCAGCATACCAAATATCAGAAAGCTCGCAGTAGATATTGAATCTGATGGTGGAAATCATTCGTTCAGCTTTGGTAGTTTATTTGGTCAACATACTGAAAATTCATTTAAACCAACTCGCAGAAGATCTGTGGATGATTTTATTGATGAAAAAAAATAATCATCAAACCTTTGAGGATAATTCAGATGTCATTGAAACAGCAATTAATAAACAAAAAAATAAATGGCAGCTTAATGCTATCAATTGGTTTGATTTTGAAGATGTATCACAGATTATTAAAATTCATATTCACAAAAAATGGCATATGTGGGATCAAGAGCGCCCTCTTGAACCTTGGATTGGCCGCATCATATCGAATCAAATTAGAAATTTGGTTAGAAATCATTATGGGAATTATGTTCGTCCTTGCGTAAATTGTCAATTCAATACTGGGGAAAATACCTGTTCCGCGACAAGCAGCGGGATTCAAGACAAACAATGTAAGTTGTATGATAAATGGTCTTCTTTCAAAAAGACAGGTTTAGATTTAAAAATAACATTATCGACAGAGAACCATGTAAATGAAATTAGTTCAAAAATAGATAACAGTTTTTCTTATGAACTTTCTGTTAATAAATTAAATGAGCATATGAAGACCCAATTAAGTGTAACACACTATCGGGCTTATTACATGATGTTTTTTGAAAACTGTACAGAAGAGGATGTTGCATCTTTTATGGGTTATAAAACTAATGAGAAAAAGAGAAAAGCAGGATACAGACAAGTCAAAAATCTTAAATCTATTTTTCAAAAAAAGGCCGAAGAAATAATAAAAAACTTTGACATCATTGTAAATGAAACTTACTGAAGAAAATCAACAATTTTTATTGGAAAATTGCAAAAAAATTAGCTCTTTAATAGAGCTAACGCAAAAATGCTTTAATAACGATAATTTGGATGGCAGATGCAAAGAGGGAAGGCTTGTTAGGAAGTTTTTAATTGATAATGAGATAAGCTTCGATACCACTAAAAGAGAAAAGAAAGAAGGAATTTCATTCTCAAAACAACAAAAAGAATTTATTGTCGAACAGGCCAAGTCTGGTTCATCTTCATTAAAAATCGCGGAATTGATTTTCCCAGATAGGCAAATTAAATCTCTGAGTATTGAGCAGAGAACTGTTTTAGAAGTCTTACGAGAAATTAACCCAGATATAATTCCATCACAAGATGTGGGATTATTGACAAGTTATATAGCTCCGAAATCAATATCTAGAATAGTCAAAAAGATTAACGACGCTACTGGCAGCGATCTTCAAGAAGATAAACTTAATCGTCAATATAAAATTAGAGCCGAAAAGTTGGGCATTAATTTAAATAATTCAAGATTCGTAAGAATTATGAATAACTACCTATCTAGAGAAGATAGAGAATTGTTTGAACAAGAATTCATTCGTTTAACTTGGGACAAGCCAGACATCACTGCTGATGAGATTAACTTATATCTTAATGTTTGTAAAGAAATTATTAACTTAGAAGTTGTAAGCAAGCACTTAAATAAACTTAATGAATTGTTTGATGAGGCTAATGATCAAAGTGATATGACTAACAGATTATCAGAAATCATTAAATCCAAAAGCGGCGAATATCATCAGTGCGAAACTAGAATTGAAAACCTTACAAAGAAACTACAAGGTGATCGAGCAGAAAGAATGAAAAGCAAGAGTAAAGAAAGTGCTTCGATTTTATCAATAGTTCAATTATTTCAAGAACAAGACGAGCGCAACAATATGGTTCGTATCGCTGAAATGCAAAAAGAATTAGTCAGAGAAGAAGCTCATCGTTTAGAAGGCATGTCTGAATGGAGGGCGCGTGTTTTAGGCGTAAATATGGATGATGTCATTTAATTGTAAAGAATGTGATGTATCTTTTGATGCACTAAAGAGTTTACATGCTCATATCAAGAAACACGATATGCTGCTGGGTGATTATTATGTAAATCACTTTCAAAGAAAAAACAAATTAACTGGCGAACTTTTACCATTTAAAAATTATGAAGAGTATTTTGAAAAAGATTTTTCACAATCTCATCAATTAAAAGAATGGTGTGATATCGCGCCATTTGAAGCTGTAAAAAGTTACATAATAGAGCTTCTTAAAAAGAGAATAACCAGTAAAAATTTAAAATCAGCATTAAGTTCTGTTGAGCTTTGGACTGTCGGATTGCCTGATATTGATGTTTATAAAAAATATTTTGGCAGCTACACGGATGCATGTAAAGAATGTTTGGTTGAACCTATGTTTAATTCAAAACTGCCAAAAGAATTCTGGAATGATCATTCAAATATAAATGTTTTAATAGATACAAGAGAGCAGCAGCCACTAAAGTTTAAAAAATCTACTATTTTAAAATTAGATATAGGAGATTATGCAGTGAGTGGTGACGATTATAATTATACTCATGTTGATAGGAAATCATTTGCTGATTTTTGCGCCACCGTAACTGTATCATATAATAGATTTGCGAAAGAGTTAGAAAGATGTAGAAGTTTAGGTTGTTATCTTTTCATTGTTATAGAAACACCGCTGTATTCTATGGAAGAATACAATAAAAATAGCTATAAGAAGTTCAACCTTAAATATGTCTTTCACAATATGAGAGAATTACAAAGAGAGTACGGGGACTGTTGTCAATTTGTATTTAGTGGATCTAGAGATCTCAGCGTAGAGCTTATTCCTAAATTATTAGTATTGGGTAAATCATTATGGAAAACAGATATCCAATATTTTTGGTCAAAGAAATTATAAATTATGTCTTGGGAACACGGAATACAAAAGAGAAGAAAAACTTTTCCTAATATTAATAAAGAAATATTAGACAAGGAAGGTTATATAGAAGAACACGAGGCTAAGATATTGTTTTATAAATTCCTTAGAGAGAATCCATCATTTGCTTCTGAATTATTAACTGGCATAAAACTATTCCCTTTCCAACACATGGCCATTAAGTCAATGATGGAAACTGATTACTTTTTGGGCATTTGGTGTTTAGATCAAAACGAATATGTTTTATCTTCTGAGGGATTTAAAAAAATCAAAGATATTGAGATCGGAGATAATGTTAGGTCTAGAAATAGCGTTAATGGCGTTTCTAATAAAAAAGTCAATCCCATATCTAAGGGCTTGAATATTTGCTTACAATCTGGCGATTCATTTAAATCAAAAATTGGACATAAAACTTTATGCTATTCTGATGGGGAGTTTCTTTTTAAAGAAGTTGAAGAATTACTGATTGGAGATACAATTCCTATCAAAATGTCCACAGAGGTTTGGGGGAATAAGGACATAACAAAAGATTCTGATATCAAAGGCTCTCCATATTTATTTTACTTATTGGGATATGTATTAGGGGATGGATGGGTCAACCAAGATGGAATTCATTATTGCTCAGAAAATTATGAAGTTCAAGAAACAATCCAGAATTTCATTCAAGACAACGGTTTAAAGACTTATACAAGGCAAAGAACTGGAAACCTTTATTTTTATGAATACTCTTTGCATAATAGAAAATTAGTAAAATGGCTAGAGAGTTTTGGTTGGGATAAATCTTTAAAATCAAAAAATAAGATTATACCTGATATGCTATTGCAATGTCCAAGAGAAGATCTCTGCTCCCTTATTGGGGGTCTTTTTGATGCGGATGGATATGCGTCTTTTTTAAATACTTCAAGTAAAGTGGGACTGAAAAATACATCTCTTCAATTATTAAGGCAAGTAAAAATGATCTTTAATAATATGGGTATATCTTCTAATTTAAGAAAATCTGGAGAACACAAAGGGGTTCCATACTATGATTTAGTTATATCTAATGATATTTCATCTTTAAAAGAATTTCAAGATTCTATTGATTTTGTAGTCTGCCACAAAAAAGAAAACTTGAAAAAAATAATAGCTAGATCATCTACTAGAAATTATCAAAATAATCTTATTCCAGAATTTTCTGAAATTTTAAAAAAAGACGGATCGAGGAAAAAACTAACTGGGAAACGTGGATCATGGGGAAAAAGTTTTTCACAAAATAATTTTGATGTTTTAAAAAATCTATCGAACGAAACAGAAAAGATTATAAAGAATATCAAAAACGAAAAAGTGATATTTTCTAAAATAAAATCTATAGAAGAGTGCGAAACTGTGTCTATAGATATAACGGTAGAAAATGAGGAATGCTACATTGGAAATGGCTTTGTTCATCACAATAGCAGAGGTCTTAGCAAATCCTTTTCAACTGCCGTATACGCAATTCTAGATGCCATTCTGCATCAAGGAGTGCATATTGGTATCATTAGTAAATCTTTTCGTCAGGCAAAAATGATTTTCAATAAAATAGA